ATTGAAAGCCATTGTTACCGCCACCACAAATTAATGGTCGTAGTGCATCCATTGCTGCGGTAATCGTAATTGTTGATCCTGTTATGCCATTGTCTGCGTATTGAACCGTAACCGCCCCTTCAACACGTTCCATCGTGGTAATGCGCCCATCTGTGGAACCGCGCACATCAGAACCTTTGCCATATTCAACAGCGGCAGCAATCTGAGCTTGAATAACCTGCTTGGGGATCGTGTTATTGGCAACGGGGAACCCATACAAACTTAAGCCATTGCGCGGGAATGCCAGTGATTGATCTGCCGATACGCGGGTGCCGCACAGCATAGGCTCTTGCAGATCAATGTATGTTGCTCCGTTGCGCAATGCAGCTTCAGCTTCAGCATCATCTTCAGGAAGAGGCCAGCCAAACCTTGCAGCAAACATCCTTGCATCTGTCAGAGAGATATAAGAATCCGCATTTGGTACGATAGAGCCATCTTCCACGATTAGCACGGTTATACTCCTTGGCTCTTGCTGCGACCACGCTTAGCGCCACCACCGTTATTGTGCGCCTCTTCATTATCCGGTTGCGTTGCCACCAGTTCGTCATCTGCAACTTCACCGCGCTGCGGGATTAGCTGGCCGTCTACCAATGCAAGGCCATTGTAGCGTTCGCGGATCACATAATTATCATTAGCCATATTCAATCCTTAAAGACGGCCCTTTCGGGCCGTTAAATTACGATACGGTTACGACGGTGCTGCCAGACAGCACGTTGCTATATCCGTCCTGCACTACAACCTTGTATGTGCCGGAGTCAGCAGCTGCCGCTGAAGCCTTGGTGTAAACCGCAGCATTAGCGCCAGCAATGGCATTGCCGTTTTTAAACCACTGGTAAGTGTACGGAGCCAGACCGCCAGTGACTGCAACGGTCAGTGTCATAGTTTGACCGGCGGTAACAGCAGTGGTGGCTGGTAGTGCAGTGGAGAACGACGCTGGGCTGATATTAACCATCACAACTTCAACCTGACCATCATCGTTTGCATCATCCACACCGGTGGTGCGACGCTTGATTACATCAACCATTTTAAAACCCTCTATTAAGGTGCAATTTCGCCGCCGGTACGCATTTGCGCCAGCAATGTATTGAGTTTAGTCACAACGGCGTTTACTGCCGTTTGGGCCGATGCCGCAACAGCCGTAGCATCAGCACCAGTAACCGTCTGAGAAGCCAGGTCAACAATGGCGGCAGTTTGAAGCACACCACCACGCTGAGTAGTGGTCGGCACTTTGTTACCTGCCATCGCAGTTGTTGCTGTCGTGCCAATCGCGCCAGACTGGATCACGCTCCAGGCAGCCGCCGCAGTTGCTCCGGCAGCAATTACCGCTGGCTTGCCAGTGATTTCAGTCCAGCTCGCGCTGAACGTCACACCTTTAAGGCTTCGCGGCAGCCCTTTACCGGTAGTAGCCATATAATTCTCCTTCATGAATGGTAAAAGAGGGGCCGTAGCCCCTCATAATTATACACTACGGTTAAGGCGTGCCGACACCAGTTACCAGGAACGCGATCGGTACATGCTTGCGCTCTACTACGCGGTTCCAGTTGGTGGCGTTTGCCAGATCCTGCCAGGAAGCAGAGCGTGCGATGGTTTCGCTGCCGTTACCAGTGATAACTGCGCTGGTGAAGGTATAGCCAAGCGGGTGCAGCAACCAAGTCTTACGGCTCCATAGGGTTTCTACGCCGCCACCGTTGCCGCGCTCTTCTTCACGCTGATAAGCCAGCGGAGTAGTAGGAGAACCCTCGCCATAACCGATCGCCCCATTACCGAAGATGATGGAGATGAACTTAAGATCTGCGCCGACGCCAACAACAGTCATGCTGTCATCAACAACCACGCGATAACCCTGGTAGGTTGCGAACATGGTGTTGTTCTCAGCATCGCGAATGAAGTCGATCAGTTGCTGCTTGCGAGCCTGACCATACACGAAGCTATGCATAGCGATAACACCCAGCACTTCACCGCTATTACTCATCAACGCATCGCCCATGGTCTGGGTTGCATCAATGAACGCGCCAGCGTCGAAGCCCAGCGTTGCGGATACGTCGACAACCATGTCGTTCTGGGTGTGGAATGCGTCAGTGGCTGCAACGTTGTCGTTGTGGATACCCAGTGACGTCGCCAGCAGTCGACGCTGCGCTTGGCGCTGCCAGAAGTTATCCAGTCGAGTTGCCACAGATTGGAGTGGGTTCTGGCTTGTCAGCTCAACGGTCAAATCCGCCTGGCCGAACCCTTCGTTAAGATAAGCGACGCGAGCCTTCATTTCGCCAGTCTGCACGTTACGCGGCGTAGCGATATCCTGGTAAATGTCGTTCGAGTAGTTAGGCTCGATAGACGAATCAATGGCTTTCCAGAATGGAATGTTAGCCAGATTGGAAGGGCCGCGAGCAATCTCGGCAGCATATGGCGTTGGTGCCAGAATGCCAGACTGGAAGAATGCGGTTTTTTCTACCGGATCTTGAGTCATGTAAGAAAGCAGTACCGGGACATTACCGGTTACGATGTCGCCAATGGTGGTGATAGCCATGTTATTTCCTTAATAGTTTCATCTGCCGGTCAAATTCGGCTGGGTTTGATTTATGCAGCTCGATACGTTCTGCATCATTCATTTCACTGAACTGCTTGGCAGCCCCGCCGCCTTTGCTACCGCCAGCCCCGCCACCGGTTGCTGCATCCGCTTTAATCAGATGCGAGAATACTTTATGTTCACACAAATACTTTTTGAACTGCGCAATGTCGGTGGTGATCACGTTACCATCTGCGCCAACAAATTTAGTAACTACTTCATCACCATCGAATTCTGTACGCACAAACACCCCCAGGATGTCTGCTGCACTTTCATCAATCATCATTCCAGAGAGGGCGCTTACTGCTGCTCGCTTCTCGCTGGAAAGAATTCGGTCATTGCGTGCGGCAATGATCTTGTCTTTAGCCTCAAGCTGTGGGGTATATTCACCGCGCAAGGTCTTTTCAAAGGTCTCTAACTCACCAGATTTCTTGGCGGCAGCCTGATCTTCAATAAGTCGTGCGGCAGCAGCTTCATCGGCTTGTCGCTTAACTTCTTTCTTCTCAGCCAGTAGGCGTTCGTTATTTGCCTTTAGTCCAGCAATTAGATCATCCAACTCTGCCTGTGTATAAGTCTTACCGCCTGCACCGGCTTGTTCTTCCGCGCCAGCTTCTTCGCATTTAATGAAGTAATCTGATAACTTAAACATGTTGACCCCTGGTCATTTTTGCGGCCCAGCCGCGTCATTAGTATGTTATACCATAACAAATATAGGTGCAAATTTAGCAATCGCCATCCGGTTTGGCAACGGCACGACACGCAGCCATGCATGCAGTTTGCATATCTGTTTTGGCGATCGCCAGCCAGCGTGGATCTGCTCCATCACAGCGCAATCTTTCAAGGTGTGAGATAAACTGACGGCTAAGCGACTTTACAGAATTCATATCAGCAATATCTTGCTCTGATAAAGTGCGGTATCCTTTGATTGTGCTGCCGTCTTGCGGTTTTGCTTCGCTCATTTTATTTCCTCTGCGGTTGTTAGGTTGTTCGCAATCTTCGCCACGGCTCACGCAGTTGCTAAATCACTTCCGTCTATTCCGGATGTCAAGAAGGTGACCACCTCCGTTATTTGCTATCGTCTATTAACGATAGCTTTAGAATCTCAAGAATTCCGATTGCCTCACAGAGTCCAATTTCGCCGTCATATTCATGAATTACTGCACTTAGTCGATTAATAATTTCTTCATTGACAGGGAACCTTTTCTCTTTGCCAATTTCAATCACTGTTGACATCTTTGTTAGCCTCAAATTCAATATGAGAAACCATGAAATTATTTACCTGCCAAGAAATCCAGCCGGTAAGATACGCAAGAGGCTCTTGGTTATCAACGTCTGACTTAACCCCAACCAATTGGAGCACTCGCCATGCTGCATGAACGCACTCATGAGTTAACGTTTCTGTGCAGTAATCATCAAGAGACCGGAAAATGATAGCTACGCATTCAATATTTGTTTTGTCGTCAACGCCAGTTGTTACCTGCCCTGAGAAGTTATCACTAAGAACTCCAACCCACATTTCTTTCTCTGCATCCTGCTTAGTTGGGCAGACGATAACTTCCACACCATATAGCGGAACGCGAAGCCTAGCGATGCGTTTTAGTTTCTTTGCCATCAATCATGCTCCTGATGTAATCCTGCAAATACCTAACCTGCTTATCTTGCTGGCTAATCATTTCTCTGAGACGGTAATAATCTTGTCTAGCTGCTGCGTCAAGTTCTGCGGTTCCTGCATCGCCCACGCTGCCGGTGCAGGTGGCTTTGGACATGCACTTGGCGCGGACTGACAGGCGCTTAGTGCCAGCGTCGACATCAGTACGAAGCTGATCAATGGTGTCTTGTGCATTGCGTAATCCCTGTGTGTATTTGGCGTCGAGGACGGCAACGGAAATCTGTTGCTTGTGCATTGTGTCAATGGTGCTGCCATAATCATCACGCTGTTTCTTATAGATTATCGCATTGTCACGATAGTGCATTGTCGTCCATGCGAGGCTGCCGACAAGCGCCAACACCAATGCTGCAAGTGCCAGCTTATAGCGCATCAACATGACAGAAACAGTTTCCGTTCTGCCTCCCGGCGACGGCGCAAGCCTTTTTCAACGGCAGTTCCCGGAGATACCCAGCGCAAGAACTGATCTGCCGCGCCGGAGTAGTTGCCAGCATTAAGCATTTTCAGCAGCGTTGAGTCTTTAATCTTCGAGTAGCCAAGGTTGTAGAAGAAGCTTACCAGCGCATCAAACTGGCATTGGGACAAAGGCACGCGAACTGATTTCTTTACGTCATCCTCGAATCGGCTTAGGTCATGCTTAAGATAGGCTTCAGCCTGCACGGTAGTGCAAACATCTGTTAGCTTAACCGGCATGCCAGATGGGTATACGGTAGTGCCCCAGCCAATAGTGTATGGCTTGCCGCCAGTTTTTGGGTCTGGATACGCTTTCAGAGACAGCGATTCGAACGATTTGATTAAGTTGATGCCATTATTGCTGGTTTCCACTCTTGACCCCCGTAAACCGCTCCCAAAAATAAGATAGCGCCACTGAACCCATCGAGCCACTTACGCCAGCGGCAGCCAAGATCATATGGAAGCCAAGCCCAGCCTCGACTGTAATCAGGCCACCAATCAGGCCAGTGAACCCAGATACTACAATCTGAGCAAAGGCATTCACCCAACTCCATGTCGCCTTATTTTGCTTTATATCTATAAGATAGCGGACTAGACCACCCCAGCAAGCAATCGCCAGAACAATTAGCCATGAAATACCGGCAATGCTCTCTTTGTCTTGCATACGTTTCATTTCCACCCCCATAGGGGACTTGTCTAAATGAGACTATTCTCAATTACATACAGGACAAGCCCGGTTAACCTTACTTGCCGATAGGAAAACCGCTTTGCCCCATTTCATGATTATTGCTCAAAATGTTATAACGTTGCAAATACAACCATAAAAAAAGCCCCTCACATGGAGGGGCAAAATGCAGCAAGGGAATATATCTATGGCACTTGTGATATTCCTTACATTCGCGTGATGGCAACACAAAGAATATCACAACTACCGGCTGTCTACTTCCAACCTGTCAAGCCTAATCGCCCAAGCGGCTCACTCGGTACACAGGAACTTTAAACCCTGACTTCATCATTCGTCTTAACCTGCCGTGCAATGGGTGGAGTTTCAACCATTATGGCTACGTCAGAGACTAACCCGCATGATGCGCACGGGAAGGTGATTAATGTGTGGTGGCCGGTGCTGATCTCCGGCATTGCATGAATTGTGTTACCTGCGCCGTAGCATTAGGCTCATGCATTACACATCGATTGCGCATCAGCCTGCGCATTCACCACAACGGGAAGAACACTGGAACTGTGGTCAGATCGGGTTGGTGGTAAGTGAGTCCCTCACCCCCCCAGTGTTCTTGCCGTTGTGCTGCTCTGATGGATTTAATGTAGGATACCTTACCTTTTATTGTCAAGCGTGAATGTTGGAAATCTTACATAAACAGTTATAAAAAAA